CAAGTGTATCGGTCTTATAGGTCTCAAGGAGTGCCTTTTTCTCCTTTGTAGTGGCTTTAATAAGGGTCTTTAATAGGTCTTTATCACTTTCATCAAGACTCTCGTATTTCTCATTAAATTTACCTACCGCAATTTCGATTACGTCTTCATTGAGGGGTTCAACATCAACGTTTTCAAGAAGTGCTTTTTTTGGTGTTCTTACGTGTTCCAGAACCAATACGAATGCATCATGCATCTTATCAATATCAGTATTCTCGTAAGATTCAAGTGTTTCATTGATTACAGTATCAATTGCTTCATATAATTTCACCTTATCGTTATCAGGTTGAGTTTCTTCAGCAATAAATTGTTTTAATTTCTCACGTTCAGCATCGATTTCTTCAATTGTGAACACTTCAAACAATTTGATTTGTTCATCAATATAATCTTTTGCCAGAACTTCACTTTCGATAACTTTTCCATCAATACTATTGAACACCCTAAATTCCAACTGGAGAATTGGGGAATTTTTTACAACTTCTAAAAAATTGAAAGCAATCTTCTTAGATTCCTCAATCGATTTGTTGTTGATATACGACTCATTCAATTTGTTAGAAATTATCAAATTAGCAATTCCTATGTTGACATTTTTCATATGATACAATTCAATTTAATATAAATACTATAATTAACTATAAATGCATGTTTCATTCAAGATATTAATATTTGACTTGAATTATTCCCCTAAGTCGAGATTCTCAATTTCCTCAATATCAATATCTTGTGATTCATCTATTTTTTGTGTGCTGTTAATACTTTCATTATTTTCCAAAAGTTTATCTATCTCAGCAACCATATCAGCAGCACCTTTATTCAGTTTATCATTAATTTTATTATTTTCCTGAATTATCTCTTTTTGCCTAATTTTTTTCTTTTCTTCGGGTTCTTGAGTCGTACCGAAAACAAGTTTCTCAAGATGTTTGTCGTAGGCTTCATCACTCATACCTTCCATCATGGGAGCAGCACCTATACCGCCACCGCCTAACGGAGCACCGCCTAAATCAGGACCACCCGCAGGTGCACCACCTAATGGCTCACCACCACCTAATGGTGGCATACCAGCATCACCGCCTAACGGAGCACCGCCTTCTGGTGGTGGCATACCGCCTTCTGTTCCACCTGTGAGTGCCATATCTTCAATCGGTTCACCGAATCTTTTATCAATATCAACAAATAAACCAGATTTCTTAATAGTAACTGGTGAATCCTGAAGTTCTTGCATAACAACTTTTTCCATTTTCTGTTGTTTCAAGTCATCAACAATTTCCCTATCACTCATGTTGAAAATCAGACGTTTTGCTGTTGTGTGTGACATTGCTGCAATACCACCTTCTGCACGTGTTAACTCAGTATAAGTTTGTGCTTTGTCACGCATCAATTCAGACTTCAGTAATTCTTGCTGTGTTGAAGGATTAGTAAGTGTTATTTGGAAACCATTTAGGTCTTCACCACTATAACCCAATAAATAAAGATGAATCATTGCCATCTTATTGAGTTCCTGAATCATGGCTTGCTGAATTCGATTTACTTTCTTAGCGAACCTAATATCATATTGTGCCATGTTTTTACCACCACCGCTTGCGTCTTGGAAACTAAGAAATGGTTTTGGAACACCGAGACCAGTAAATAAATTGTCTCTAAGATATTCAATGTCATGTATTTGGTCGAGATTCTGTGCACCGGGGAGTGTTTCTATACCCGTTTGTGTGTTTGCATTTCTTACTGGTAAAAAGTAGTCTTCATCGTTTCCAAGAATGTTGAACCTGTAGTCGATTTGACCGTCATTTGGTTGAACCTGTGCTGTTTTCTTAAATGTTGTTGCAACTTTGTAGATATATTCTTCAATGTCGTCTTCATCGATGTTTCCAACATCGATTTTAAACACTTTTTTCTCACCAGCACGGATAATACGGTAGGTAAGCATAGCGTCTTCAGCCATAACTAACTGACGGAATACTCTACGAACCTTATTTAAAATTGATGAGCCATAAGGTAGATACTTATCGTCTCCAAGTAACCTAAAGTGAGCAATTTCAAACACGTTAAATTCATCACCAGTCATTCTTTCCTTAAATTTAACCAATGGTTTACCGTTTTGAATTCTTTCGAACCTCTCAATCTCATAGTTAACGAGTTGTTTTACGTGAGTAATACCTTTTTTACGTTCACCATAAAGTAATACGAAATTGTCACCATATTTACAAACATTTCTTACCCAAAATGGTAAGTTGACGTTCACGTTAACAATATCATAGAAAAATTCTTCTAATAATATCTTGATTCTTTCTTTACTCGAATAGATATTGAGCATTTTACCATTTAAACCAATGGTTGTTGCTTCTTCCATGAATAAGTCCAGTGCTGACGAAATGATTGGATAATATTCCATCCCTTCATAGTCGATATATGCAGGGAGTCTGGCTGCTTCATATTGTAATGCTTTTTGAAATCCTCTATCAGTGGTACGGAAGAATTTACTTTGAAGTTCACGCTTCTGTTCCAGTTCCAAACCCTTTCTATGGATTTCTTCTGGAGTATTACCCTTGATAATAATCTTCGATTTTTGTGGTGTTGCCACAGGTGCAATTGGAGACGCTTCCTGATACCCAAATCCATCGAGATTAAGCATCTGGTTAAGTTCTTGATATATTGTGCCTTTTTTCTTTTCTTCGCCAGCCATTATTATAATTTTTTATAGTTTTTTATAAATACTCTGAAATTTTGAAAAAGTCAGTTATTTATAAATACATTCTATCTTTTGTTTTTATCTTTTATTCCTTGAAATAACCATTCATTAGCACCATATGGATTTAATGGGTTAGCACCATCTGCCGTAAACATCGGTCTATTATTTAATTTTTTCTTAGCACCAATCTCTTTCATGTCATTTATTGTGAGAATTGAATTAAGCATTTTTTCGGTCACACCCTTGCTTTGTTTGAATTTCGCCATATCAAAATTCAGCACATATAAACCAATTGCCAGACCCATAATACTATCATCATGGAAACTACGTTTGTGGTCAGCGACACGGTTACCGGGGACGGTTACAAACGTCTTCAATTCATCCAATAATCTTTGTGACCTGATAATTACGTCCTCCAAATGAATTGCTCTCTGGAGTTCAAGTACAACTGATGGTCGGTTATTTCCGATGAAGAATCCGGGGATTAAATCAACAACCGACACAGCACCATCTGGTAATACTTTCTGACCCTTTTTAATATAGCCACTTAACCTATCTCGTGTTGGTTTATGTGCGACTTCAGCATAATGAATATTTTCATAGCCGATATCAAACATCTTATCAATGGTATGAACACCATGACCACCTGTAATATCAACCACACAATAAGCATCATTATATGCTTTCCCATATTGATATGCTATCTCTGCAAGGAGTTGTGGTGTTATTTTACCATAATATTCAGCAACTTGTTCGACCTTATGTCGTTTTATTTTGACTTTCTTTACTTTATCACCCTTCTTAATGACCTTTTCCTCAACAATTTCTACAGTTTTGAGCATGTTAATGGTTGAATGGTCTTCACCGTGCCCGGGCGAGGCATCCAACGCCATAATATATTCCTCACCCTCAAGTGGGTCTTCCCAAATCCACATATTCCCATCATGATATTCTTGACGGATTGGTGGTAAGATTTCATGTTCCTGAATTCTTTTAAGGTATTCTTCTGCAATGAAGTTATCTCCAGAACCCAGAAATGAACACAAAAGTTCCTGCGCAACCTTACGCATATCACCATTGGCTTGCTTTATTTGTTCATCGAACCACTCATTAGTTGCTTCCCAACCCTCTTCAACCATTTCTGCTCGTTTCTGATGTGACCAGTTTTCATCTTTCCATTTCTTCTCACCCTTCTTACTCTTGTTCTTAATCCAATATAAATCCTTATTGTATCTTGGGTCATTATACCACCAGAGTTCAACGGCATGGAAGTTATTCTTAGTCCTACCATCCTC